AGGGTCACTTATGAGTGTTGTTAAAGCAAAGAAAAAGGAAGTGTTAATGGACACCGATAAAAGATTTGATCGGATAGAAGCTAAGTTAGACAAGCTTGTGGATGCTCTTTCTCAGTTAGTCGCGGTGGAGACAAAGATTGACCACCTAAACCTTCATCAAGCAACCCAAGACAAGAGATTAGATGTCCATAGCAACCGCCTAGATCAATTAAACACCGCTGTAATAAAGGCTGGAGGCGTTGCCAGAGTGTTAGAGCGGATAGGATTTATTATCGTAACCTGCGCTGTAGGTTATTTCTTTGCAAACTACAACGGTTAACTGTTATGAATTACTTTTCTGAAGACGAACTCAAGTGCTCCCACTCAGGTGAATGTGAAATGGATGAAGCCTTTATGGAAAAGGTTAATGCCATTCGAGAGGTCTGTAACTTTCCTTTTACAGTGACCTCAGCCTACCGCCATCCAACACACCCTATCGAAGCAAGAAAGAAAAAGCCCGGAGCACATGCTTCAGGCCATGCTATTGATATAGCCGTCAGAGGTGACAAGGCTCACCGTCTGATTGAAATCGCTCTCAAGTATGGAATGACAGGCATTGGTGTAGCTCAAAAGGGCGGATCAAGGTTTATTCATATGGACGATCTGACAGCTGAAGATGGCTTTCCTCGTCCTACAGTTTGGAGTTACTAGGAGGTTCTATGTGGGGTTCAATCATTGGTGCAGTCACTAACAGTGTAGGTGGATACTTCAAAGGCAAGCAAGAGCTAGCTGGCGTTAAGCTTAAGGGACAAATGAAAGTCATTGAAGCCGAGGCTGAGTCTAAGTTAGCCATTGCTAAAGGTCAGGTACGCATGGCTGAAGAGGGTCAGGCTCAGAACTTCAACCTTGATCTTGTGGCCATGAATAACATGGAGAAATCCTATAAGGATGAAATCATTCTTATTATTTTTATGACACCGATGGTGCTGGCGTTTATTCCGACTATGGATGTGTATGCGCTTCGTGGATTTGAAGTAATAGAAAAAATGCCCCAGTGGTATCAGTACATATTGATTGGAATGATCGTTGTGATTTATGGGATGAGAGGCATGCTGGACAAGTTTCTATCTTCTAAAGTCCCCTCATTAAAATAGTTTGACAGAGATCTAAGCATGGCTATATTTAAGATAGACTTATTCAAGGGGATTGCTCCCAAGTTGTCAGCCCGATTGCTTGCTGATGGCGCGGCTAAGACAGCAGTTAACTGTCGTTTAGACTCTGGTGACTTGGTGCCTATTAGAGGGCTGAGTGATATTACTAGCACAGTAGAGTCGGCTGGAACAGAGAATAGTCTTTATAAGTACGATACGGTTGGGGGTGTTGATCAATGGCTGCGCTGGGATGAAGACGTTGATGTTGTTCGCTCACCCGTAGCAGGGAACACGAATAATCGTGTTTATTTTACAGGTGATTCAGTAGACAACATGAAGCCTCGCGTCACCAAAAATACGATTGCTATTGGTAGTGGTACAGTCTACCCCTCAGCGTCTTATAGATTGGGTTTGCCTGCTCCAGCGACAGCACTAACATCGGCTGCAGTAGGATCTGCCCCAGCTAACACTGACGATGAAATTAAAGAGTCTCGCGCTTACGTTTACACTTTTGTCACAGCTGACGGAGAAGAGGGGCCACCATCACCGCCTAGTGCTGTATTTGACTTGTACCCTACCAGCCAGACAGTCAATATTTCTTCAATGGTGACGGCAGAAGATGCGTCTTACAATGTGACACATAAATATATTTATCGAACAGTCACATCAACTGCTGGTACTAGCTATATGTTTGTTTCTTCAGTGGTGCTAAGCGCAGCCACTTATTCTGACAGCCTTACTTCTTTGCAGCTTGGAGGTGTACTACCCTCTACAGATTGGGTTGCACCGCCAGAGGGAATGATTGGATTGACCTCATTATCCAATGGTATTTTGGCAGGATTTAAAGACAATGAAGTAATGTTCTGTGAGCCATTCATGCCTCACGCATGGCCTACTAAATATAGAATGTCCACAGATTATCCCATTGTGGGTATCAAGGCAGTGGGCAGCAGCTTAATCATTACGACAAAAGCTTACCCTTATGTGGCTCAAGGTGCACACCCAAGCAGCATGACCCTATCTAGGATGAGAGAGAACCAATCCTGTGTCTCTAAAAGATCCATGGTAAACATGGGTAGCCATGTAGTGTACGCATCACCAGATGGTCTAATATCAGCCTCTGGAACGAATGCTGTTCTTTCTACAGAGATGGTCTATAGCCGAACTCAGTGGCAGGCTATAAAACCTGAGACCATACATGGGTATATGTATGAAGGAAATTACATTGGCCTGTATACAGTTAGTGGGGTTCAAAAAGGATTCATCTTTAATCCTAAGACTTCTCTTCTATCTGATTTGACAGGAGTGACCACACTTACTGGAGGACACTCTAATCCAGAAGATGACGCTTTGTACTTTATTGATACCTCAAGTCAAATTAAGAAGTTTGATTCTGGGGCCGACACAACTTATGAGTGGCATTCCAAACAGTACAAGCTGGGAAGGCCTATTAATATGGCCGTGGCCCAAGTGGAAGCAGAGTCATATTCAAACATAACTATTTCAGTATACGCTGAAAGTGGCTTAGTTCATTCACAACCAGTATTAAACGAGAACGCTTTTAGACTTCCATCTGGTTATAGGTCTAATCAATTTGAAGTAAAAGTCGTAGGTACTGACATTATAAACAGTGTGTCGGTTGCTACCAGCATGAGTGAGATTGTGTAATGGTTAATAGAATAGACACCCCATCCATCTCTTCAGATCTTAGTGATGAAGATTCTCAAAGACTATTTAATGAGTCCGTAAAAGAATGCGTTGAAGTGCTTGAGGGTAAGCGTGGTGATGGATTGGATCGAGCACTTACTGCTAGGGATTTAGCGCAAGCTGGCATAATCAATATTACTCCCTCAGTTGCTGGTATTGGTGGGTCAAATGATGGCATCGGAATTGTTGCTCCTCAACCCATAGTAGAGTTCCCAACTACCCCAAACAATCTAACGGCAGCAGCTGCATTTACTAATGTGGGATTGTCTTGGGATAAAGCAACATTTCAGGGCTACTCAGGTACTGAAATATGGCGCTATGAAACTAATAGTTTAGCGTCAGCAGTTTTGATTGCTACTGTTAAGCATAACAAGTTCAGTGATCCTGTCGAGCCAGCATCAACTTTTTATTATTGGATTCGGTTTGTTAATACCAATAACCAAAAGGGTAGTTTCAACGCCAGCAGTGGCACTGTAGGTGTAACTAACCAAGTAGTTTCTAAACTCATTGATGACCTTAATGATGCCACTAATAATAGTGTCCTGAGTCAGTCACTGCGTACCCAGTTAAACAGCACTATAACATCTTCAACTCAGCCAACAGCTCATGCTGATGGACGCTTACTTACTGTGGGTGATCGGTGGATTGATTCTGGAAACTCAGACGCTCATTATCTTTGGAATGGCAGCGCTTGGGGTCTATTGTCTTTAGCTACAAACCAATATGTTGATAGTGAAATTAGCACTGTATCATCGACTGTAGATGGTCATACTTCAACACTTAGTACACAAGCCTCATCTATCAACGGATTGAGCGCCCAATACACAGTTAAGATTGATACTGACGGCAAGGTTGTTGGCTATGGATTAGCGTCAGGTGTTGGTTCTGTCAGTGAGTTTGCTGTAAATGTTGATCATTTCAAAGTTGCTTCTCCGTCTGGAGATATAGTTCCGTTTCAGGTCGTGACTGGCTCTGGAGTCGGTGCTAATGCCACTGGCATGTGTGTCCTACTTGATGGATCAACATCAGTTGGAGTCACTCAGACAGCGTGTGAGGCTACTTATGGTTATAAGGCGTGGATTCCTGCTGGGGCATACATTACCAATGCCATGATTATGGATGCGTCTATTGATTCGGCGAAAATAAAAACCCTTACGGTTGATGTGGCTAATGTAACAGGGTTACTAAATTCAACCGGCAAAATTGATGCTAACATTATTGACGCTAATTCTATTACAGCAGGAAATATTGATCTTGATGATTACTTAGACTTCAGTTCCACTGCGTCAGGCATAAGATTTAATAAAGAGACATTGAATAGTCCCACAGCAGGGGCGTTCTATGGTCGTGGTACAGATTCCAGTGGCAATTCTATTGCTGGATTTCATGTGTCTTCTGCTACAGGCGGCATCTATGCCGATTCGACAGGTCTGGTGACACTCCAAAATGTCAGAATGTTCACTGGTGGTGCTGGAACACCTCTCGGATTTGAACTTCTAGGGCAGCTAGCCATTCCTCAAGCCATTCATCCTAATACAACCCACATTGATATAGTCGTGACAGGGGCTGGCGGAGGTGCATGTAACAACGCGTCTGGAGTTGGTGGTTCATATCCCGCTGGCACCACTCAAAAGGCAGGCAATGCTGGCCAAGCTTCTTGGCTTGAGTTCCGTACTTACCCTCAGAGTGGAGGCGTTTATAATTTTAATGGTAGTTACACAGTCAATGGAAGTCGAATTACTGCTGCGGGTGGAGCAGGTGCGTCTTTTAGTGTGGGAAGTAATTTATGGAATTATGGCACTCGTTATACGGGTAAGTTTTATGGAGCCAACGGTCAGGCATCTATTCATGCCAACTCAGCTGGAGCAGCTGGTTATGCGTCATACAATCAAGGAAACACTGGTGGGGCTAACGGTTACAGAGGTGGCGGTGGAGGAGGCCCATCAGGTGGCTGGCATCAAGGTGGTTCTAGTACAGCTCCTTCTACCAGTTCAGCACCAGCTGGCACTACAGTTTCAGGAAACTATGCAACTAATGGGGCCACTCATGTTGTGGTGTTCATCGGTGAGGGTGGAACTTCGGGAACATTTACTTACCCATCAACAAATTCTGTAGCTAATGGTTATCAACCACCCAGAACTTTTGGTGGTGGAGGTAGAGGAGGCCATGGATATGTGACTATTGCTGATCCTAACTCAGGTGGTATTGAAACTGATTTTCAAGTTATGTTAAATAGAATTTCCGCTCTTGAAACCTACAACCAAAGCAACCCATAAGGATAGAATAACACTGATGGATGGACAGAATGTACTTGAATAATTTCATTAAGGTTTATCCCAGTGCAATAGATGATGTGTGGTGTCAAAGTTTAATAAATGATTGGGATAATTTTAGCAGACCACGCAAAAATGACCCTTATTGTCGCTATGAAATGAACATGAACCATATTAGAAATGATTCTTTACTGTGCTTGGACATGACATATGAAACCGATAGCGATGAATCTAAAGTATTGAAAATGAAATACTACAACAAAGTAGTGGACATAGTTACGAAATACTCACAGATGTACAACGATACTGAGCTGGGTAATGCGTTACCAGAGCAGCAAATGACAGGGGTTCAACTACAGAAAACAGAAGCAGATCGTAGTGGTGGGTTCTATCGTTTTCACTCTGAACGCCTTGGAGATGAGATATGGCCTTGGCAACCTGACCCTATGAGGCGCATGTTAGTTTGGATGTTATACCTAAATGATATTCCTATTGGTGAGGGTGAGACTGAGTTCCTATATCAAAAGCTAAGACTCCAACCTAAGACAGGGGACTTAGTAATCTGGCCAGCCATGTTCACACATACTCATAGAGGAAATCCTGTATACACGACAGATAAATACATCTTAACTGGATGGCTATCTTGGCCTGAAGCAACAGTCAATTTGTAGTAATTAGACCTTGATAATTGGTTAAAAAATAGGCACCTTGTTAGTACGATTGCTGAATAATTAAGGCCGCTGTCATGACCAAAGACGCAGTAGACTATGAGATTTTATACACTCCCATAAGTCTAGTTGACGGCATCTGGCCAGTAGTTAATGTGCACATTGAATCAGCCTTAAAACACTCAGCAGGAGAATACTCTTTAGAAGATATTCTTTCTTTAATCAAGTCAGAAAAAATGCAGTTATGGTGTATAGGTAATGGTGAAAAAATCATTGCTGCCTACACCACACAAGTCCGAAGTTACCCACAAAAAAAGACTTTATTAGTTGTGACCCTTGGAGGCGAAGGCTTCTTTAAATGGGGAAGACTTATGGAGCAATCATTGTACAAGTTTGCCAAACAGAAGCACTGCTCACATCTTGAAATCTTAGGACGTAAAGGTTGGGCTAGGTTATTGGGGAGGCGGGCTGACTTTAAACAGCAGTATGTCGTTCTCATAAAGGAGATACCCCATGAAGATACACACTAGAGTTGTAACCTGTATGACCACAGGTGAAGTGCTAGAAGATAATTACTACGAATACGAAGGCCCAGTTGACCTTTGTAAAGGTAGTGGAGAAATAAAAGAAACAGCTGAAGAAAAAGTGGCCGCTGAAATCTCTGATGAGAAATGGAAGCGCTATCAAGACGTGTTTGTACCTCTTGAAGATCAGTACATGAAAAAGGTAGACAACTTTAGATCAGATGCAAATTACGACAAAGTTGGCGGAATGGTTTCATCTGGAGTTAAGTCAGGCATGGGTCAGGCCATAGCAGATAACAATACAGCCATGTTCCAAGGCGGCATCAACCCTAACTCTGGAAAGTTCAAAGGTGCTAACACCGCACTAATGACTAAAGGATCTAAGGTTTTATCAGACGCAGTTAATAACGCCAACCTCAACTTAGGAACAGAACAACTTAATCGGATGGAAGGTCTTGTGAAGATTGGCCAAGGTCAGTCAGCTGATACAACCAAGAGCATGAACCAGATTGCCAAGAACAGTGCATCTATTGCTGGTCAGGATGCTGAAGATGTATTTAATAGGTACTCAGCAACCGCTGAGACTATTGGTACAGGCATTGGTGCTGGATCAAGAATGTATGCCAACCAAACTTCAAAGTCTAAAGGATTGCCGCAAGCTTATGGAACCTATCCAGATGAAGGATCAAACGCATATCACTCACAAAGTGGGAGTTACACATAATGAGTTATTTTAACAAAGGTGGACACCCCACTGCTCAAGGGTATGGCAATTACACAAACACCAGTTATGGCTCTGGTGGCATGACTGATGAAGAGCGTGACGCAGGAGCGGGGGGCTATAAACCTGACCCTATTGATTACAGTGGCAGGGATTACAGTTCAGGTGTTTCAGCGCAAACTTCTGGTGATAGTATTGAGAGTGCATCAAACAAAATGGCCCGAATTACACGGGAACAATGGGAAGATTACAAGAAAAGATTTCAGCCTTATGAAGACCGTCTAGCTGCTGCTTATGCAAATGGTGGGCTGTTGGAAGGAGAGAGAGAACGCATACCCACTGCTGTAAATCAGTCTTTTGATTCCATGAGGGGTATAGCTGATCGAGGGCTATCTAGGTATGGCATAACCTCTTCAGCAGATGAGACCAATGCAAGAGATAGATCAATGGGTCTGAACAAGTCTCTTGCAAGTGTAGATGCTTACAACACTCTATACAGAGTAGCAGATGAGAGACAGGACAGGCTAATGACAGGTGGACTTAGCGGAGTTGATTCTAGAGGAAAGCAGTCATGAGTTATGGATTAATGGGAGTAGGGCGAAACACCGCTGGTGAAGCCATGGCTGGCTTTAATAGTTCTGCTCAACTTGAGAACAATCGTGAGCTTGGCAATAGACAGTTAGCTACTGCTAGGGATGGACAGAAGAAGCAGACCATGGGTGCTTTAGCTGGGGCAGGTTTGCAGTATGGCCTGACCAATGCTGGTGGAGCCGCCATTGCCAATACGGTAGGTGCAGCTACTGGTGGAATGCTAGGGGCTGGAACTGCTGCGGCTGGTGCAGGTGGTTTAGCCACGGCTGGTGCAGCGGCTGGGCCTTGGGGTGCACTCATTGGTTTGGGTGTGGGCTTCTTGTTCGATAGTTTATTTTAAGGAAATAGAATCATGGCTTTATCAAATCAAGGTTTCGGATCTGGACTCACTCAAGGCTTTGAGATGATGGACAACTTCTACATGAACGAGGCAAAGAAAAAAAGCTACCTCGATGAATCGGCACGCGCTGATAGAAGTATGGAGCTGAAAGAATTACAGGAAACAAGATTACAGAAGGCTGCTGACGAATCTCAAAAAGCAACAGATCGTGACCTTATGGAAAAGGCAGCAAAACAATCCATCTACAATCTACAGAGCGCTCTTGAGAATGGACAAGTTCTGAATCAAGAAGATTTAGACAACCTCAGCAGTACTGGTTTTGATTTGATGGACATGGCTGATCCTGCGTGGATGGAAGCACTTAACTACTTTAAATCGGGCATGAATGACAAGAGCCTAATAATTGGTAGTGATGATTTTAACAGGCACTTTAACGTGATGTTTAAGTCAGAGCTACAGAAGGGGGCTGGTTCAATAGTTGATACATATTCTTTGGAAGACAGTCGCCCACCACAACTTGCCAACCCACAATCTATGCCTACTAAAGCAAACAAACGGCAGACAAACATTACAGGACAAATTATAAGCAAACGGGCATTACAAACCTATGTGCTACCTCAAGGCGGCATTGGCGCAGACATAGAAGTAACGTACAGAAAAGAAGACGGCACAACAGGTACTTATATTGCCCCCATGACCAAGCATAGACAGACTGCTGGAGAGGGTGACAATGAGGTCGGAGTTAGCCTGTCAGATGTAATCAACAAGGGTTATGGCAAAGTTGCTTTAGCCACAGCCTATGCCCCTTATCTTGAAAAGATTAAAGCACACAGAACTCAACAAGGATTGAATGCTGTTGTAGCTCCAGAGATTGTGACACGGGCTAATATTATTGTAAAAGAAGGTGATAATTTTGCAGCCTTTGCTAAGCAAGCTTTGGGTGATGCGTATCAACAGTTGAGGGAACAAGGCACAGACATGGGTGCTTTTGGTGGCTTGGACTATGTTGGACTTACATCCCTGATGGACGAGAAAGGCATAAGGTACGATCAAGGTGCTATGGCTGCTTACCTACAGAATCTAAAAGCTTCTGAAGAGAAGTACGCTGAAGCAAGAAGAATGTTAACAGTCAATTCTCCGAAACCTGCTGAAGCAAGTCCACTGGATATGTACAGCCAAGGTTGGGGTGTACCTGATCAGAAAGATCCTTTGATGAAAAAGATCGAAAAAAGTCAGATGGAAGCTAAAATAGCCAGCACAAACAATCCAGTTGTAGGTGGTATTCCAAAGCCAAAGAAAGAAACTACAACTGATACTGATGCAAATCAGAGTTTCAATGCGACAACAATGGGCTTTGAAGTTGCTAATATTCTTAATGGCAATGGAGGCCTGACTCCAGCACAGATTGCTGCTCAACAGGCTGCATTAACTGCCGCTCAACGAAATGCTAATGTTTTAACTGGAAGGCCAAAACTAAGGGCGAATAAAAATATAACTCAGGGCCAATTATCGACAACCCTTTCACAGAATCAAACGTCTGCCCAGACATTGGTTAGTAAGTTTCTTAACAATCCAAAAGCGCAGGATGACTTGAAAGCTAGTCTAGCTAACGATCCAGCACAAGTGAAGGTTTTAGAAGATCTGTATCAATTCGCTCAGAGTAATCCTACCTCATTCAGTGCTCAGCAAATTAAGTTAATAGGTTATCTAACCACGTTAGCGCCTTAGTATTTAAGCCCCATATTCTTTAAAGGAAAACTTTTATGTTTCTTTCTCAATACCTTTCAATGCCACAGTACAAGAATGCAGACCCTGTTAAATTAGCTAGGTTTGAATATGGTGCTAACCCTGATTATCAAACTGTTTCTTTTGATGAATTTTATGATGCGTTTGATGATACTAATAATCAAACAGCAGCGCAGGGAAATCCGTTATTTACGGCATCACCACAAATGAACACTGGTATTCAATCAGCGCAACAGCAAGTGCCGTCATCAGATAACAGTCAAGATGGCTTGGCTGATGACTTTATTGACATGGTACAGATGGGTGCGGCAGGGGTTGGTAGTAGCATTGTCACAGGCATTGATACTGGCTTAAATTACTTGGGTGTGGACACACCAGACTTAGGCATAGCTAAAGGCCTTCAAGAAATTTCAGATGATCAACTTAATCAGATTGCTCCAGAGCGTCTAGCTGACTATACGAACACAGGCTTTGAAGAGGATGAAGAAGGGAACCTAAAACTAAAAGATGGATTCACTTGGACAGGTGCCTTAATGCACATTGGTCAGGGCGTAGGTTCAATGATTCCCACCATGATCGGTGGTGGCGTTGTAGGTAAAGGCCTCTCTATGGTTGGCCGTGGTACTGCGGCAAAGTTGGGTAGTAAGGCTGCTCAAGCGTCCAAAGCTTTAAATGCTCCCACTGGGAAGCTACCCAAAGCCTTGGGTTATGGTGCAGTCGGTGGTCAGGCTATGGGTGGCGGTACAGCAACTGCTGTTCGTGAAAAGATGGAGTCCATCCCTTTAGAGACCATGGCTAAATCAAAGCCATTCCAAGTTGTTTACAACGTGATGAAGGAAGAGGCTGCTAAAGCAGGTGAGACTGTAGATGACATGGAACTGGCACGAAGAGCTAGGGAAGTGGTCATTGACGAGGCCGTTAATTCTGGATACTTGCAGATGGCAGGAATAGGTTCAATGACTTCTGGCATACTTGGCCCTATGTTAGAGAAGGCTTTGGTAGGTCGGTTGGCTGGCAGTTATGTATCTAACGTTCTAAGAGCGGGAGCGATTGAGACTGTTCAAGAGGGTGTCGAGTCTGGCGCTGAGCAAGGTATTGCTAACCTTAACGTCCAAAAGTATGGCAACCCAGATCAAAAAGTTTGGGAGGGAGTGAAAGCAGCCTCAGCTATGGGTGCCACGATTGGTGGTCTAACTGGCAGCACTGTGGCAGCTGGTACTCGACCTTTAGCTAGTCTTACTGGTTTTGGACAAAGAGAAGCGCCTACTCAGGAAGCATTAGATGCCGTTAACCAGCCTGTAGATAGTACTCAGGTAGATTCCAACGCCACTCCTATGACAGAAGATGGTTCAATCGACCTTAATGATGCAGAGCAAGTTGAAGCGTTAGGACAAGCTTCATCTACTCCAGATAGGGTTACAACAATGGAAAATAATTCCATTGATGGAGCCGAACAACAGGCTGCACCTTTAAATACAGCTGGAGTTCCTGATCCTGCTCAAGTGGCTGTAGGTGGAATGCCTGCTGGCCCAGATCCTGTGTCTGTATTACCAGATGCCCCTGCTCAACAAGCGGCCCAACAACAAGCTCCTCAAGCCACAGTGCCAATGCCTGCTCCAGAGCAAGCCCCCGCTGCTGGTCTAGGAAATCCTGTTACTGTTCCCACACAAGAGCAGTACACAGATCGGATTAAGGCAGATAGGGCTAGAGAACAAGCTATCTTTGATGCACAACGTGACGATCAAACAGCACAACAAAGAGCAGCGCAAGCTCAGCAGAACACACCAACCTATCCTGACGTTAACGAGTTTAATAACAACCGAGATTTAGATGGGCTTAACCAAGAGCGATTAAGGCGTGAGAATGAAGGTGACACTGATGGTGCAACATTAGTCGCCATGCAGATAAAGTATCAGAAGGAACTTAATCAAGGTAACTTTGATAATCCTGCTGCTGAAACTACGGCAATGAAAAATTACCAGAGAATTAATGAGTTTTTAGAAGCCCACAACAAGAGAACAAAGAGTAGTACGAAGAAGCCTATCAAGCCCGCTATGAAAAAAGAGGAGTGGTTGGGTATAGTGGACGATGGCACTACATCATTTGCTCCAATAACTGAGCGAATCATTAATGCAGAGATGTCCAATCCTAATTCGGATGCGCTCTTAAAGATTGGCAAATTAGCGATAACTGCTAGTGGCAATCAAACTCTTTTTGGTAGGCCTGTCACCGCTGGTGTACTTAACGCTTGGGTAACTAAACAATATTCTGATTTAGGGATAGCTGAGAATAATTTAGCTGACCCCACCGTAGGAGTTAATCAGAATGGTGCCCCGGCGGAGCAGGCGATTGAGCCTGAGTCTATAGGGCCAGCTACATCGGACGAATCATTAGAGTCTGATCGTACATCCATAACTAACTATATATTGAAGAAGCAGCAGGACAAGGATAAGAAAGCTGGCCCATTAAGTAGTGAGGCCTCTACAGCTATTGTTACATTGGCTGTGAATGATGCCCCTCAAGTAGAAAAGTTTGACAAGAAAGATCGTAGACAGATGATTGACATGAGAGTCGTATCTGTCGAAGCGAGTTACGGCATTAACGGAGCCAATGCTTACCTGTCCACTTTAATGTCAGAGATTAATCCTACTGACGAAACAGCTTCACCTAGTCCAGAAAAACTTTACCTAGAATACAAAGAGAACTTATCGGGAAGACTCTTCGCTAAAAGTTATAAGCAGTGGCTTAGAGAAGACTATATTTCTGACGAAGTGACTCCTGAAGAAGTGGACGCTGCTGTAGAAGAGGCAGTTTCTGAGGAAGCTGTTAGTACTGAAGCAGCCGTGGAGACTGTCCCTGCTGTTAATAAAGCTACTAAGAAGAAAGCTGTTAAGAAAACTCCTAAGAAGGTAGCAAAGAAAGTAGATGAAACCCCTGCTAAGAAAGTAGATAAAGCACCGACTACTGCTGTTGATGAAAAGGTTGAAGCCAAATCTAAGGATAAAGATAGCGCACCTAAAGGTAAAAAAAGTCCCAACAAGACAGCAGCTAAAACAAAAGAAGAGGTAGCTGAAAAGAAAGCTGATAAAAAAACGTCCACTACTCCACCCACAGCTACTGTTGCTAGCATGGGAACCAGTGATACAAGGACTGATGCAGAAGCAAGACTAGCTGCTATGACCAAGGATGATCTAGATGGATTATCTTTGCCAGAAATTAATCAGTTAATCATGGACTTAAACTCAGGCGTACCATTCGTGGATACCTTTGATGGCAATCTTAAATATGCAGTTGTAGGCCCAAAGGTTCCCCTTGGAGATGATAAAAGTATTAAGTTGAATGCCTTAGCTGAGCGTCAGTCTGGCTTGACAGGCGTACCTGTTGCGGCCCCTGTGGTCATGAAAGCAGAGGTTGATAAGACTAAAAGTAACGCTGCCAAAAAAGAAGCCAATTTAGATAAGGTTAAATCAGATGCTAAAAACGCAGTAGCTAAGGCTGTGGCTCAGCATACTGAAGCAGAAAAAAAGCTCAGGAAGATGAGTGAGGAAGATATTAGTGCTTTGAAAATTCCAGCAGCTAAAGCCTTGATCACTGAACTTGATGACCAAGTTACGGGGCTTGAAGGTGAGAATGAAACTGCTGGCTTAGTGGA